AGCAGCAGATTATAGAGAAGCAAACAGATTATTTTTCATATTCTGGGAAGCTTGTAAGGCAGACAACAGATGCTACGGAATGTGTTACCTTAAAAACAGACGGTCTGGTTTCTCCTTTATGTCATCAGCAGAACTTGTTAATCAAGCAACAATTTCAAGTGATGCAAGATTTGGTATATTATCCAAAACAGGAGCTGATGCTAAAAAAATGTTTACAGATAAAGTTGTACCAATATCCGTTAATTATCCATTTTTCTTCAAACCGATCCAAGATGGTATGGATCGCCCTAAAACTGAATTAGCTTATAGAGTTCCGGCTTCAAAATTAACTAGAAGAAAATTAGATGATAATGTTAAATTAAAGGAATTAGCAGGACTAGATACTACAATAGATTGGAAAAACACGGGGGATAATTCTTACGATGGTGAGAAATTAAAAATACTAGCACATGATGAAAGTGGAAAATGGGAAAGACCGGACAATATATTAAACAACTGGCGAGTTACAAAAACTACACTGCGATTAGGGCGAAAGATCGTAGGCAAGTGTATGATGGGCTCAACTTCAAACGCATTAGATAAAGGTGGAAACAATTTCAAAAAACTTTACTACAATTCAGACGTTACAAACAGAAATAGAAACGGACAAACAAGTTCTGGCCTCTATTCTCTTTTCATCCCTATGGAATGGAACTACGAAGGATTCATGGATACTTTTGGATTACCTGTATTCACTACGCCAAAAAATCCAACAATCGGAATCGACAATCTCCCAATTAAAATTGGAGTCATTGAACACTGGGAAAACGAAGTAGAAGGATTAAAATCTGATCAAGATAGTTTAAACGAGTATTACCGCCAATTCCCACGTACTGAAAAACACGCATTTAGAGATGAGACTAAAGCCTCTTTGTTTAATTTAACTAAAATATACGAACAAATAGATTTTAATGAAGAATTAAATAATAAAGCTAATGTTACTGTAGGTAGTTTTCAATGGTATGAAGGAGTTATGGATACTAAAGTATTGTTTATTCCTAATCCTAATGGAAGATTTCAAGTATCTTGGATTCCTCCTAAAGATTTACAAAATAATGTAATAATAAAGGATGGGCATAAAAAACCTGGAAATATACATATCGGAGCGTTTGGTTGTGATTCTTATGATATTAGTGGTACTGTCGACGGTAAAGGGTCTAAAGGATCACTTCATGGATTAACTAAATTTTCAATGGAAGATGCGCCACCTAATCATTTCTTTTTAGAATACTTAGCCCGTCCACAAACAGCAGAAATATTTTTTGAAGATGTTTTAATGGCTATACATTTTTATGGTATGCCTATTTTAATTGAGAATAATAAACCTCGATTATTATATTATTTAAAAAGAAGAGGATATAGAGGATTTAGTATGAATAGACCAGATAAAGTGTGGAATAAATTATCAGTATCAGAAAAAGAAATAGGTGGAATACCAAATTCAAGTGAAGATATAAAACAAGCACATGCAGCAGCTATTGAAGCATATATAGATTCATACGTAGGATTTTATGATGATCAATATGGAGACATGTATCATCAACGGACTTTAGAAGATTGGGCTAATTTTGATATAAACAATAGAACTAAGTATGATGCTTCGATTAGTTCTGGTTTAGCTATTATGGGATGTAACAGAAATAAATACAAACCCGTAGCTGATAGAATGATGAAAAAAATTGATTTAGGTTTTACTAAATACGATAATAACGGATTGATTTCAAAAATAATATAATAAATGATTTATACTAATACACAAAGCTCTTTTCCTGATCAGGTAGTTCCCCAAGAAGAAAAAATGTCCTTGGACTATGGTTTAGCTGTAGCTAGAGCAATTGAAGGCGAATGGTGGCAAAGCGGTGTCGGTGGAGCAAGGTATTCTAATAATTATAATATTTTTCATAGAAGAAGATTATATGCAAGAGGAGAACAATCTATACAAAAATATAAAGATGAAATGTCTGTAAATGGAGATTTATCTTATTTGAACTTAGATTGGACACCGGTTCCAGTAATTCCAAAATTTGTAGATATAGTTGTAAATGGAATGTCAGAGAAAATTTACGACATTAAAGCTTATGCCCAAGATCCTGCTTCTCAAAAGAAAAGAACGGATTATGCAACAATGCTACATAAGAATATAGCTACTAGAAAGTTTCAAGAAGAAGTAATGCTCCAATTAGGAATGGACATATCAGAAGTTAAAGATATGCTTAACCCTCCGGAGAATGAAGAAGAGTTAGAAATACACTTACAACTTGATTATAAACAATCTATTGAAATAGCCGAAGAAGAAGCTATAAACAATACGTTAGCTAGAAACAAGTTTGAATTATGTAAAAGAAAGTTTTATAAAGATTTAGTTGAATTAGGAATTGGTTGCGTAAAAACAAATTGGAATAAAGCAAATGGAGTAACAGTAGATTATGTAGATCCAGCTAATATTGTTTATTCATATACTGATGATCCGAATTTTGAAGATATATATTACGTAGGCGAAGTTAAAAATATTTCTTTACCTGAATTAAAGAAAGAATTCCCAAATTTAACAACTCAAGAATTAGAAACTATTCAAAAGTTTCCAGGAAATAGTACATACAGAAGAAATTGGAAAGGAAATAGAGACGATAACACTGTACAAGTTTTATATTTTGAATACAAAACATTTGCTGAACAAGTATTTAAAATAAAAAGAACTGCTTCTGGCTTAGAGAAAGCTTTAGAAAAACCTGATGTATTTAATCCAGAACCTAATGACAATTTTGATAGAGTATCAAGATCTATTGAAGTTTTATATCATGGTGCTAAAATATTAGGACATCCTATTATGTTAGATTGGAGAGTTGCTAATAATATGACTCGTCCAAAGTCTAATTTAAGTAAAGTAAATATGAATTATGTTTTATGCGCGCCAGATTTATATAAAGGTCGTATAACTTCACTAGTAGAACGTATGATAACTTTTGCTGATATGATTCAGCTTACTTCACTTAAGTTACAACAAGTACTATCTAGAATGGTACCAGATGGAGTATACTTAGATGTAGATGGATTAGCAGAGGTGGATTTAGGAAGTGGTACTAGTTATAATCCTAAAGAAGCTTTAAATATGTATTTCCAAACGGGTTCTATTGTAGGTAGATCTATGACTCAAGATGGTGATATGAATCCAGGCAAAATCCCTATTCAAGAGCTTAATAGTAATAATGGTATGGCTAAGATACAAAGTCTTATTCAGACATATCAGTATTATTTACAAATGATTAGGGATGTAACCGGACTTAACGAAGCTAGAGATGGTAGTAATCCAGATAAAGATGCTTTACTAGGGTTACAGAAGTTAGCCGTAGCACAATCAAATGTTGCAACTAGACATATATTAGATGCTGGTTTATATTTAACCCTTAGAGCCTGTGAGAATATATCCTTACGTATAGCTGACTCTTTAGAATTTGCTTTAACTAATGAAGCGTTAATAAATAGTATAAGTTTATACAATGTAGCTACTTTGGAAGAAATAAAAGATTTACATTTATATGATTTTGGTATATTCTTAGAATTAGAACCAGATGAGGAAGAAAAACAAGTTTTAGAACAAAACATTCAAATAGCAATGCAGCAAGGTGGAATTAATCTTGAAGATGCTATAGATATTAGACAGATTCATAATCTAAAATTAGCAAACCAATTACTTAAATTAAAACGTAAACAAAAAGCTAAACAAGACCAAGAGCAACAAGAAAAAATGATCCAAGCTCAAGCTCAAGCCAGTGCAGAAGCAGCGGAAAAAGCAGCTATGGCAGAGGTTCAAAAACAAGAAGCTTTAGCACAGACTGAATTACAAATTGAACAAGGAAAATCTGGGTTTAAGATGCAACAAATGGAAAAAGAGTTAGCTATTAAAATGCAGTTAGCTGAACAGAAGTTTGGTTATGACATGCAGTTAGCTCAACTTGACGTTGAAAAAAGCCAAGTAAGAGAAAAAATGATTGAGGATAGAAAAGACCAACGTTCTAAATTAGAAGCTACTCAACAAAGTCAATTAATACAACAAAGAGAATACGATTTAACACCAACTGATTTTAGTGATCAACCTAATGGAGGATCACCTATGGATCAAGCTATGCTATAAGCATAAATATTTATATAATATCATATCATGGAAGAAAAAAAAGAAGAAGTAAAACAAGAAGGTGACTTCAAAATGAAGAAGAAACCTGGAAGACCTAAAAAATTAGCAAACAAAAAGGTAGAAACTCCTAAAATAGAAATAAAAAAAGAAGAAAATGCCACTACAGAGTCAAGCGCAGTGCACGTGGATGCGGATAAACAAACCGATGATGTACAAAAAGTGGAAGAAAGCATATCCGAGTCTCCCATGCAAGAGTCTACCAAAGCGGAAGAAAAAGACAAAGTTGAAAGTGGGACGCCGATCCAAGAAATAAAAGTAGAAGAAGTTAAAGAAAGACAACCAGAAGTTGTTACTCCACGTACTCCATCTCGTGAATTACCAGAAAGTGTTGAGAAGTTAATAAACTTCATGAAAGACACTGGAGGAGACGTAAATGATTATGTTAGATTAAATGCTGACTACTCTAATGTAGATGAAGACACACTACTTAAAGAATATTACAAAAATACTAAACCGCATTTAGATAACTCTGAAATTGATTTTATCATGGAAGAGAATTTTAAAGTGGATGAAGATTACGACGAAGAGCGAGATCAACGTCGAAAAAAACTCGCAAAAAAAGAAGAGGTTGCAAAAGCAAAAAACTTTCTTGAAGATTTAAAATCAAAGTATTACGAAGAGATCAAGTTGAGACCTACCGTAAACAAT